GACGGTACTTTTGTTGTGTCAGGTAAGAGATACGGGCGCGCTCGGTAACGATGTCCTACGGGATATTGACGACCAAATGGATGACTCAGAATTGTTACCATTTCGTTATCAAAATCTACTAAATAAATCCCACTAGCTGTGCGTGAGTTGCAAGGTGCGCAACATGCAACCAAGTTATCTAAGTCGTGACCGCCACCCATAGCCCGTGCAATTACATGATCAACTTGTGTAGCTTCCCCCCCGCAATATTGGCAAACGTAACCATCTCGTTGCAATACCCGCATTCGCTGGTTCTTCCATCGTTGTGTGCCTAAATCAGCATGAGATGGCATTACGAAACTCCGGACATTCATAACATAGTGTGCTCTTAAGGTTATTACATCTACTGCATGCTAAGACAAGGTTATGTGGTGCATCTGTGCCGCCTCTTGCTTTAGCCACTATGTGATCTACCTGTGCTTCTTCATAACTCATGAGATAATCACAATAGTGACATCTAAGTCCATCTCTTTGCACCAACATCTTCTTATATCGTTTGTATTGCTTTGGCCATGCACTACAACCTCTAACCATTTTGTTTATACGTCGCTCTAAACGCGTCATTGGTTGTGCGTTCTTACCACCTTTTTTAACACTAAAGCCTTCATTTGTGGCATATTGATATATTGCAGCTTTTGGAACATTTAACATTAAGGCTAATGTAACTCCACCTAAATCAGCGTGTTCCTTTACTATGGCTTTCTGATAATCATTCAATGAGTTTCTAGGCATTTAGTGCCATCCCTTACGCTTCCAATGATCTAAGGCTTTACAAGTATTAGGTTGTAATCCTTCTATGGTTCTAGTGTATCCATATCTATGACCTATGTAGCGTAAGCCCCAATCAATCTGCTCTAATGGATTAGCAGTTCTTAACCATTCACTCTTGCCCTGTGGTATCCCATAGACTCTATGAGTACCGTTTAAGTTACCTACTGCTTTCCAATTCCAAGCAGATTCTTTTCCATAAAGAGTAGCTAAACATTTGTAATTCTTAACTGTTAATTGTCCTGCTGCATATTGTTTTGATGTAATGCGTTTAGTAGGATCGTTTGTCGCACTTGCAGCTGAAACCATGTTGAAGCATAGAGCTGCCCCTAACACGATTGCTACCGAGCGAACTATCCGCGAAGCGGTTCGCTCTGAGCACTTGGTGTGCTCTAGCCCTCTGAGTGTACTGGTCATGTCAAATCCATTTCTATAAGTGCAGGTCAGGACGGCGTGTCGTAATTAGAAGGTAACAAGAGCAGTTATGGCAATCCGGAAATTGGACTTTAATGACCATACTTAGAAGCTTAATGACAAGCTGCATTTGACTCCCATTACCAAGATTATTTATCTGTCGAATAGAACCCTTTACCCTTAAACACTAAGCCAGGTACTGAATAGATGCGATTAGCCTGTGCGCCGCAATCTGTGCATCGAACTAAGTCATGATCCATAGATAGTTCAAGCTCCATTTGTGTATTACAAATAGGGCAACGGTATTCATACATCGGCATCAGACGCTTCTTTCTCACAGGTTTTGCACTCCATTTTCTTAATAATCCAACCACCACACTTATTGCATCTGATGGGATTTAACTCTAAAGGAATCTTGTCATAACCTGCTCTTAGCAGTAGCTCCACCAAAGCGTGTAATGGTAATAGTGCCGCATACTCAGACACTAATGTCCCTTGACCATTACAGCGAAGAACAACCACCCCAAGTTTCCCACTCTTAGTTGTTCTTGCCTTGCTTTGGCGAAGCCATGCTAGCGGTGCGAATTTGGCTACACCCTTAACTTCCACATCGAAGGGAAGATTCACGATGTCACCAGACGGATCTGCACCTCTTCCAACCGTAGCGTATTGCCACCACTCCCTCAAGTAGTCAGCGACAAGGCGTTCGGTTGCTAAGCCTCTATTCCTGCGGTGATTCGTCATCAATCTCTTTCGATGTCTTAAGTGCAATGTGGCTAACTGCGTGACATCTCAAACAGGTAACAAATACCTGGTCATTAGCCTCTGGAGTAATAGCCACAGGTTCATTGCAAAGATCGCAATAGATAACAATATCCTGCGGTTCTGTGAGCTCTCCGCCCATGATGGTTGCTGTGCCATCATCAAAGATTACCATTTCACCCATAGTTATGCCCTTACCTTTTGTGGAATCCAATTTCCATTAGGCCCTACTTCGTACCAAATCACATCATTAATTGTGCATCGAAGTAATGAACCAGTAGCTGCACCAACGCACTTAAAATGACCCCAAGATTTCCCCTGTTTGGTTTGTCCTGTTTTCCAAATCATCTCACCATGCTCACAACGAGGAACATCCTTGTCAGTTGTGCCGCCTATAATGTCCTTCACAACAGCGACTGCTTCAGCTGATGTCGTAGGTGCTGCAACAGTCTTAATAGTCCATGGATCGGCTTCATTTACGACAGGGATATATTCTTTCGGTTTGTCTGCGAGCTTTGTTCTTGCGACCTTAACCATTTCCTCTTTGCTTGGTCGCTTACCCTTGCTTGCATAACCAGCATTCGCAAGTGCTCTGCCGATCGCTGAAGTTTCACAGTTTTCCAATGCGCTAGTTGCATTAACGCCTCGACTGCTAATCGTTTCCTCAGCGAGCCCGCTGGCGAACGGCGTGCTATCAGCGAAAGTACGATAAAGCCATGCTTTAACAATGTATCTGTCATTCTGGAAACTCACTAACTCCGTTTCAACGCGGAAATCTGGGAAGTCCTTAATGAACTTCTCTAGTCTTACTTCTACTGTTTCGTAATCTTCTAGGTTAAACATAAAGTTCATCGCCCTCTGTTTGTAGTTGAACTGCTATTGCTAGGTAAGCGATTGCATCGATGTAAGAATCTGTGTGTCCTGGTGTTTCTGTGATTCTGGCGAGTTTGACTTCGACCATTGCAAGTGCAGCTTGAGCGTCTGTGATTGGGTAATCAAGTAGACAGGATAACCTTGCAGCGATGCGACCTTGATTGATTTTCGGATGACCGTAGACCTTGCCACGATCTTGCATAATGTCGATTGCATTAATAAGCGCCTCAGTTGCTTTCATCGACCCACCTGCTCGTAATACTTTCGAACAGCTTTGCGACCATCTACAAGCCCTTGATCGTAGCCAACTTCTTGACCTAATCTAAAGGAGAAGTAAGAGATTAAGCCAACACCTGCAATCATCAGAATCGTTAATGAATTGATAATCATTTTGCCCTTTCTTGCCCCGTATTTCGGGAACAGGAAGAGTGTTGCACAGCTAGTTGGATTTATTCAGTAGATTTTGATAACGAAACGGTAACAATTCTGAGTCATCCATATGGTCATCAATGTCCCTGGACATGTCGTTACCGAGCGCGCCCGTATCTCTTACCTGACACAACGAAAGTACCGTCCTTCTCTAGGTTAATGATGCTGACCTGCACATTTGTCCCAATTTCCTCAATGACGATGAATGCCTGCTGCCAGTTCTGAGTCCCTTTAGTGTAGGTCGCCTTCCTGACATCCATAAGATGCCCACCTTCCCAGCCACGCAGGATACGCCCTACACGCCCTCCAGAGGACTCTGTAAAGGCTGATTGACCTGCTCTATGGGTGTGACCACAGATAACGCTTAAACCGTGCCTACGAGCCGCTTCAAGGGCTGTAAGACCTGGCTGTGGCTTGATGGACTGTTCATCCCCATGAACTGCCACAATGCCCCTAGCAATGGCGTAGGGCTTCTTATGATAGGTAATACCCATCTCGTCTAACTTCATGAACTTCTCAAACTTTAATTCAGGCAAAGACATAAAGCTTGGAATCTTATTCATGATGACATTAAACAATCGATCTGTGTGATTGCTGCGGATCATGTGCTGTTCTTTGGCGTACTCACCTAACTGCCATAAGACATCGACAGTCATGTCTCTGTTCTCAGCTAATGTCTGTTCGTACCATCCTGGCTTGCCCTCACTCCAACGCCCGATTTCTGTGAAGTCTGCTTCATCTCCAAGAGTAACGACAGAATCGGGTTTGTAAGCTTTAATAAAACGCGCAACATTATTTACTGCTATCGGATCGTGTAAAGGAACTTGTAAGTCCGGAACTACTACGGTTCGCTTCATTCATCCTCATCGTCATACCAGTCTGGCTCTGGGATATTAGGGTTGATTGGAGTAGGCAATATCCAGTCAGGATATGCACTTCGTTCAATAATTATGGCAAGTGCCAAATCAACAGAAAACCCAGCACGGCGCAATGATTTATAGAACTCATTAAGTCCAATGCTGTAGGCATCAAGTTTGGAATAGTCTTGATCCTGTAAAGCTCTCGTTGCTTTTCTAGCCATGAGATAATTGTTACCTCTCTAGGATACGAATAATCGTTTCAACACGCGCTTCTAATGCAGTTATTTGGTCGCGCATAGATGTTCCGCTATTTGGCTTTAGTTCGTTTAGGTAATGCTTTACTAACCATTTGACTGATCCAATAAATGAACCAATAACGGTCAGAGCAACAGCTACAACAGCCGCCCAGTCTTGGGCTGACATTACTTTTTAGGCGTGGCATAACCGAATACGCCTGCTAACACCGCCCAAAGAATTGCACGGTAATCGACATCAAAGTTACTTGCAGCCCAAGCTGATAGGAATGCACCAGCAGTTAGGACGAGTGGGTTTTTCATGTTCATGTGTTTGCTCCTAGCATTGGGATTTGGAAGAACGAAGAATCTTTGTCACCCTTTTTGGTAAAGCTGATATGAATGTGATGATCGTGGCGATTAATCCCATTGTAAGAACGCCAACGCCAAAATGACTTAGATGAGGCAATTCGACCTGCGAAGATGACATATGCAATCCGTTTGTCCTTCTTGGCACATAGGCGTATTTGGTCGGCAAGATAAGCACCTGTGCTGGGGCGTGAGTCGAAGTCCTTATCCACATCAATAGCCCTGACGATTCCGTTAGACGGATCGGGATTGTGGTCACTCTTACGATTGGAGTGCTTGGCATCGCCTATCCAACCATCAGACTTTCTATCGCGGTCAGGAAACGAATCATCAATCTGCTCACGAAGTTGTTGCCCTGCTTTACAGAGTAGAGGCTTCACGCTGAGCAATCATTTCATCATAGGTTGATTTAGCCATTGAAGTAGTAGAACCATCTTCATTGACTATGTAAGCAATTTCGTTACCGCGTGTATCTGTAAGTATTTCCATTTTACAACTCCGAACTAAAGCCGATAAAGGCTGAGCCTGTGTTATTACCTAGCACCTGATAAAAAGTTCCAGCGACAAAAGATGCTGCTTTGTTAATTTCAACCCAACCAAATTGCGGGCTATTAGAACTAACATTTATCGTAACTGTTGTTGGAGTATTACCACTTGCTGCACCTGACTGCCAATAGAAAGTTGCCATAGCGGATGTATCTATTGCATTTGCGGATATTCTTTTCGTCACTTTATAAGGTATTTGCAATTGCAATACGCCTGCGTTTCCTGCTGAACCAACTCCAATTACTCCATAAACTGTGTCTGATGTGAGTCTTTCGTAATACCTCTGGCAAGCAGCCAATTCACCTTGAATAGTTCCACCTGCGCGGCTAAAGGTTGTTGGATAACTGCCCAACTCAACCTGCACTCCAGTTACCTCGAAGTAATCGGCTGCACCAGCAGTTCCAACTGGAGTTGATTGAAAATACGGGGTGAATTGAGTATCAGCCGCCGCAAAAGTAAAAGTCTGGGTAAATCTCTGCCAAGTTGTTGTGAGGGTAACGGATGTATTAACTGGCGCGTATTGTCCTGTATAACCTGAAAAAAGCGGGTTAGTTTCTGTAGTACCAGTACCAGCCAAAACTACAACCGCTAACGCATTTGAGGCAGCAGAATAATTTGCACCTCTGCGTGCATAAAAAGATAAAGTAACTGTTCTGCCATTTGCATACGGAATAGATTGTGCAAGTTCTAATGGAGTTGCAAAAAGGATAGCCTGTGTACTGGTGTTGCCTGAGTCGCGTGAAACTCTTGCACAGTATTGGATGTTAGGTAAATTAGTTGTATCGCTAGTTAATTGTCTGGTAACTGTTGAACCTGTTGCATTTCGATAAGCAGACCATCTATCGGCTGTGTAAGAAGTAGCACCGACAGTAGATGGCACAAAAGATGTACCTCTTTGCCATATATCAAAACCGCCCCCAATTATGGCGTTTTTACCACCAGCGCGAGATAGTGTGCTTGTCTGAAGCAAGTTAATCGTGCCAGTAATATCATTGACATCGCCTGCGGAATAGACATCTCCATTCGCATAAGTCGTTTTCATTGGCCAGCCTGTTGCCATTAGCACACCTCTTTCATAGGGTCAATTCTAGTACATAACATCGAGTAAAGGCTCCTGCGTAGCGATAGTAGTAGTCCAAGTGTTAGGGGTGATGTTGTGAGCAATTCCCTGCACTTGGAGTTTCTTCTGAATAGTTGATCCACCAGGTTGCTCATTGGTGATGTCTACTGTATTGAAGAAGTCAAGGCTTAAAGCTGCTGTGACTCCTGCTGAATAACTAGGAGTCATTAAATCCAGAGTGATGGTTTCAATGCGGATAGAAGTTTCCTTACGGCTAGTCACATAGGCTGTGGCTAGGCTTAAGGCGTTGGCATCTGTCTGCATGAGCATGTCTGTAGCTGTAATGGATCGTGTGAAGTATTGAGCAATAGAAGTCGCATCAGAGTTAGTCTGTGCTGTGCCACCAATTCGGGTCACAGTTGCCTTGTTCACGATTGTCTTGTCATCAAGGGCAAAGGTAATTCCTGCATAGTTAATTCCTGTGCCATTTTGGTTGAAGATTGTTGGAGATGCAGCCTGTGCGTCATAGACGAACTGGCGACCCTTAAAGGTTGCTACGCCATTCTCATCGATATAGAACGCGCCCTGTTCTGTGAACTCAGCAGTTTGG